GACATCGCTAACCCTGCTGCAAACCGCCGCTGATAGCCATCTCGCATTGCCGCTGGTGCTGGGCAATGGGCAGTTCATTGGCACTTACGTGATCGTCGCGATGGCGGTGAAGATGGAGCAGTTGTCGGCGGTTGGCGATCTGATCGCGACCGAGGTGCGGGTGCGGCTCAAGCAATGGGCCCTCACCTCAGAGCTATCAACAGGCGCACCGCCGCTCCCGTCATTTGTGCCGTTGGCGATCAGCGGCGGTAGTTCGTCCGTGCAGGTGACGTCGCAGCCCGGCGGCTCGTTATCCGGGCTGCTGCCGGGTGTGTCGCCGCTGCTCAACATCCTACCCCCGTCGGCTCCCGAGTCGCCCGATCTCGATGCCGGCGATGTTCCGACCTCGGTCATTACGAGGAGCTCGATCGCCTGATGGCGACATCGCAATTCATCGCTCATATAACGAGCGCCGGAGAGCGATGGGATTTGCTCGCGTGGCGTTTCTATGGCGATCCGACTGAGTATTCGCCGATTATCATGGCGAATCCCAGTGTATCGATAGAAGCCGTTTTCGAAGCGGGTATTACGATCTACATTCCGATTCTCAATCCCACTTCGACACCCGCGAACCTGCCGCCCTGGAAAACCAGCGCGAATGGAGCCGCCTGATGGCTACTGCTCTTGCCTATCCAGTTCGCTCGCCGAACTGGATTCTCACCTACCAGGGGATTGATATCACCACCGAGGTCGGACCGATGGTGCGGACGATTTACTACTACGATCGCCTTGGATCTGCTTCCGGCGAGCTCGAGATCGAATTCGAGGATCGCGACAAACTCTGGCAAGGGCCTTGGTATCCCGCACTAGGCGATGAGGTGAACGTCTCTATCGGCTATCAGGGCGAAGAACTTCAACCGTGCGGAACGTTCCAAGTCGACGAGCTGGAGCTGGACGGCCCGCCGGACGTGATGAAGATTCGCTGCCTCGCCGCGTTCATAACCCCCGCGATGCGAACGCTCAACAGCGCTGGATACGAGGGGCAGACAATACTTGGAATCGCTGAGACAATCGCGAACAAGTACAGTTTGCAGCTCATCACCGCTCCAAAGACGCCCGACGTGGCATACGAGCGCGTAACTCAAAAACGTGAGACGGATCTGGAATTTCTGCGGCGGCTGGCCGATGAGCACGGCTACGATTTTACCGTTCGCGGCAGCCTGATGGTGTTCTATGCACTCGAGGCACTGGAGAGCGCCGCACCGGTAATTACCATCGAACGCTCGAATACGTTACGATTTGGTTTCCGCAATCGATCGCGAGGAATCTATGCCGGTGCACAGGTGGCTTACCAGGATCCGGTCGGTAAGCGCCTGATAGCTGCAACGCAGAGCTCCGCCGAGACCACTCCGACCGCGAACACACTGAAGCTGGTGACAAGATGTGAAAATGGAAGCCAGGCGGCGGTAAAGGCTGCTGCGGGATTGCATTTTCACGATATGCGCTTCATCGAGACGGCGATCGACGGACCCGGGAGCGCCGCGCTGGCCGCGGGTATCACGGTCGCAATCAGCGGCTGGGGTGTCCTCGATGGCACATACCTGGTTGAGTCGGCGCGTCACCGAATCGACCGCGCAACTGGCTATACCACCGCCATCGCAGCGCGGCGCGTGAGTTGAGGAGCCCATGAAGACAGCTGCAACATTGGGTTTTCGCGTCGGTATCGTTGATGAGCTTGATGCGACGACGGCACGCGTTCGCGTGATCTTTCCCGACTATGACCAGATGCAGTCATACTGGCTCCCGATTGTCGTGCCAAAGACGCAGAACGACAAGGCGTATTGGATTCCTGATCTCGGGGAACAGGTCATTTGCCTGATGGATTCGCGCGACGAGGCGGGCGCTGTGCTGGGCGCGATCTACTCGAGTACGGATACCACGCCGGTCGCCAGCGCGAACAAGTGGCATGTAGGTTTCGCGGACGGCGCTTCCTTCGAGTACGATCGCGCACTTCACATTCTCGATCTGCGGTTCGCTGACGCCTCTGATCTCAGATACGACGCGACACAGCATATGATGCTCGCGGCATATCAGGACGGCTCATCGTTTAGATATGATGCCGGGGCTCATGAAATGACCATTGCGTTCGACGATGGCGCGACAATTGAGTATAGCGCGAATGCTCATGTGTTTACCCTGGGGTTTCAAGACGAAGCGTCGTTCAAGTACGATGGCGGCGCGCATGTGCTGACGCTCGTGTTTGAGGACGGGGCGTCGATCACGTACGACGCTGGCGCTCACCAGCTCGCGATCACGAGCGAGGGTAGCGTTCATGTAACCTCGACAAATGGGGCAACGATCAGCGACAGCAGCGAAATCAAGCTCATCTCAGGGAGTTCGCAGGTCACGCTAAGTCCGCAGGGAGTTGCGATAACGCCGCCGCTGCCAACGACCTCGACGGTGGCGCAAACATGAAGCAGTCATGAGCGCCACCGCGGTCACGCTTGCCGATATCACTTCCGCCGACTGGTCGCTCAAACTCGGAGCGATAGGCCAGGTCGTCCAAGGTCTCGCCGACGTTGCCCAGTGCATCGCAATTATTCTGACTACGCCGAAAGGCAGCGATCCGCTGCGCCCGACATTCGGCGCCGATATCTGGCGATATATCGATTATCCGGTAACTCGCGCGATTCCCGCGATAGTCAATGAGCTGACGCAGGCGATTACTCAAGGGGAGCCTCGCGTGAAATTGGTCACGGTTAACGTGGCGCCGGCGGTCGATGATACCGCGCAGGCAGGCGCGCATTATGAGGTGACGCTGACGTGGCAGCTGCGGCTCGGTGGCGTTTCGGCTCCGACGCAGACCTCCAGCATCACCATTCCCGCTGTTGGTTGAATTATGCGGTTCGGCCGCGCGCTGTAGAAACAAGTCCGCGACGAATAAAAGGTGCCTGATGGGTGCGGGAATTCCTTCACTTCCGCCGCCGGTATTCGTGAATGACGCTGACGGCCTCGATCCGAACCTCATTCTGGCCGACATGATCTCGGAGTTCGAACAGGCCGCGGGACGAATTCTTTACCCAGCCCAGGTCGAGCGTCTGCTGATCAATCTGTACGCGTACCGGGAATCGTTGGTACGCAACGCGATTCAATATGCCGCGCAGCAGAACCTGCTCGCGTTCGCGTCGTTCCCGATGATTGACTACCTGGGCGCCTTGCTGGGAGTGAACCGCCTTGGCGCTCAGCCCGCGCTGACCACGCTTCAGTTCACGCTCGTGAACGCGCTCACAGTTTCGTACACGATCCCTGCGGGCACGCTGGTCGGTACTTATGATGGGAGCTTCTCGTTCGCGACTTCGAGCGCTCTCGTTATCGCGCCGGGCGCCACGAGCGGATCAATCGGTGCCGTGGCGACGGTGGCTGGACCGGGAGCGAATGGCTATCTCGCGGGCCAGGTCAATATACAGTTGAATCCGGCGGCACCTATAGGGTCGGTTACAAACACGGCTGTGACTTCGGGCGGGGCAGCTCCCGAGGCCGACGATCATCTTCGTCAGCGCATCCAGGCTGCGCCCAACGAATTCAGCGTGGCCGGTCCCGTCGGTGCATATCGCTTTTTCGCGTTGAGCGCCGACCCTTCGATAGTTGATGCGCAAGTGACGAGCCCGATCCCGGGCACGGTCGACGTGTATATTCTGACTGGCCCGATTACCGTGCAACCGGCGTCCGCGCCGAACAATGCCGGCATCGCGGGCAGCGCGCTGCTTGGCAAGGTAGCCGCCACGCTTAACGCCGACACCGTGAGACCGCTGACCGACACCGTCGACGTGCTCGCCGTGAGCGAAGTTGACTATGAGATAGCAGGGACGATTACTCTTTTCTCGGATGCCGACCCCAGCGCGACTACCGCCGCGGCAAACACGGCAGCTACCCAATTCGCGATCGATCTGGCGGCAAAGATCCAGCGCGATATAGTGCCGAGCCAGATTATCGCGGCCCTTTCAGTGCCGGGCGTTTACGAGGTCACTCTCACCGCGCCGGGGTACACTCAACTGACTGCCGGAGAGTGGGCGAACTGTACGGCGATTTCGTTAAGCGTGGCGTTCAGCACGGAGCATAGCTGATGGCGGAACTGACGCCGGCCCCTTCGATCAACGACGCGCGCACGCAGGGGCTCATGCCTCTGATCGCGCGGCTGGGTGCGCTCGACCTGACGCCGCTGCTGGTCTATCGCGTTGATTCGGTGCCGGCGGCGGCGCTGCCATTTCTCGCTTGGCAATTCGATATTATCTCGCCCTTCTACCAGCTTGTCGCTCCGGTCACGACTAGTATAGATGCGCTCACGAGTATCGACTCACTAATCGACATTGACACCTTGTTATTCGCCGCGGGTACTCCAGGCGCGACGAATACCAACGAACTGGCCGCGCGAGAACTCATCAAGTCCGCCATCCTCCTGCATCGGACGAATGGCACTCCATACGCGATCAAGCAGGCGTTGGCGGCTCTCGGATGGGCCACGGTGACGTTGCTCGAGGGCCAAAGTCAGTGGGGAGGCTCGCACTACCCGTCCAACCAGGGCTGGGCCGTGTTCCGGGTGTTGATCGAGATCGCTGCGGGGCAGGGCGTTTCGAGTGGGGTAGCGAGCGCGATTGGCTCTGCGGTGAACTTTTTCAAGCCGGCGCGATCCCTGCTCGACTCGGTGTGGTTTGTCGTTCCAGCTA